GACCAGCACTCGCTAATCCCTTCGTATCACGGCCTACTTGAAGCAGGGTATCGTTAGATGGGGCGCCAATACATTATTTCATGGCGTGAAATTATTATAAGCTAAATTTTAGTTAAAAAAAAGCCCCAACACGTGAGGCAGATACGTGAAAGGGCATGAAGGTTAGATGATACCTCTAACCTAGTTGTGATGCAAGCCTTTTGTGTCTTTCTCTGAACACTTTATCTGTTTTATATCTTGGATCACCAACTGCTTTATGATAGTCATCCCACGAGTAACTCTCTTGCAGTGTGGGAGCTTGCTGACTTCCCGGCAACTTACTGTTTCTTGTTTTAGAAATCATGGCCTCTAAAACTTCAACTTGGTCAGCCGTCATTGTCATTGTGTGCATGACTTCAACTTGTTCTTCACTAAGGTTGTTGCCTGCCCAAGAAACCAAACCTCTTATACGATCATCGGCATTTTCACCAAGCAGTTTTCTTTGTTCAGTATAATCAGTCTCTAGCTGATTCACCATGCTTTGCTGATAACCAACAAAGATATTAAACAGCCTTTGAGCTGTATCGTTGTTCATGTTACTTTTTTTAGCTTCCTCTATAAACTCTTGGTAAGCCGCTAACTCAGTGTCGACATCACCTTCAACACCATCTGGCAAGGTAAGGCTGTATTCTTCTGGAGCACCTAAAAAAGAACCTAACCTTTTTTCAGCCTCTTTATATGCCTTAGCTTGCTCTATGATTGCCTCGTCCTGTGACCTTTCACCTGTTGCATACTTATCTAAAAGCCATTCAGGTCGATCAATAGCTGGCGCATTGTTGTTGTCACCAACCTCCTCGGTAGTAGTCTGTTCTACACCTTGCAAGTCTTCGCTACTTTCCGTTGCTTCTACTGTTAAACTTTCACTCATAATTTTTCCCCGATTTGGATTTGAATTAAAATTTCACTTATAAGCTCTCGCTTACCATCATTCATATGAACTTCTCTGTCCGTTGCATTGTGGCCTGCTGGCTTGCTAGTGCAAAATGATTGCACCCATTCTGTAAGAATGTTTCTGCCAGCTTCAGTTTTAGAAAAAACATCATGGTAAGCAGCAGCTCTGCGCCTTTTTGCTGCTATTACTTTATCCTGCTCTTTCTGGATATTCTCATCCTGACTTTCCCAGTTAAGATATTCAGGGTCATTAAGACCTGTATCTTCACTCATATAATTTCCCCGTAATTATTTAATGATCATACTAAGCCTTGACCGCCTTGACCGCCTTGACCTTCTTGCTGCATCATAGCTAACTCAGCTTGAGCCTGTGCCGCTTGTTGCTTTTGCTGCTGCATAGCCTCAATTTCTTCCTGCGTTCTTTTAAGCTCAGCAGGGCCTGACATCTTATCCATTAGGAACGTAGGTATAGCTTCAACTCGTATAGTCTCGTTTAACATCTCTAATGGAGCGCCCATACCTACGGCAGTTTGCAAGATATTCATAAGGTTTGCCGCCTCATCTTTATCATGCTGCTGTGATACTGGCGAAGTAAATTTTAGCTTGATATTTTCGCCGTCAACTTTAAGAGGCGGTATTATGCCTTCTCTACTTAACAGATACATGACTCTTTCAATAACGCCGCCAGCTAACTCATTAACTAGACGACTAAAGTCTGCACCAGCGTCTTGTAGATCTAATTGCATCCTAGCCTGTATCTCTGTTGCTGACTTAGTTGCGTCATCAATATCACCAATAGGTTTAGCAAATAAAGCTCTGTTGACGTTATCAACTCTACGATTGTATTCCATCTCATGGAAGTCTAATCTACCACCAACATCTAAAGGTCGTAACGTAGGATTCTCGTCACTGTTAGAGCCTACAGGGATAACTACTCCCGGAGCTAAGGTGATTGAGTAAGGATTGATTACGCCATCATCTGTAGCTGTCCATACACCTGCAACGGCTAATGCCGCTGATTTGAGGCTGTTTTCTGCCATTTTGTTGAGCGTCTTAATGTCTGGCAATACTCGCATAAGCGGGCCTCTACCATACACCTCGCCCGGAATAACGGTTGTTCTACCTACTATGAATGGAGTTGACTCGCCGAAACCTTCTTCATAGATAACGTCGTCGCCAATCATGACATTTAAGGCGTACTCGCCATCTTCATCTGGCAACATAGCCTCAACAATATCTAGCTCTGTTTCAGGTTTTGTTTTTTCTATGTCTTTAAGTTTTTCGGGTAAGACAGCATCAGGGTACTGTGCAAGAATGTTTCTTATGTTGTCTTTTCTTTCCCAGAATACGCCTGTTACTTTTCCTTTAGGCCCAGACTCAAGATATACATTGCTAAGCGGGATAGCATCAAACACTATTTCGCCTTGATTTTCATCATACTCACATATCATTACCGCTGTTGATACAGCTAAGTCAATAAGCGACTCATGACATCTGGCGTTAAAGTTAGACCTGTTTATATACTCAAAAACAATGTCAGTGATTTTTTCCAATGCGTTTTGCATCGTGACTCTTTCGCCAGCATAGTCAATCATCTCTTGACCATTGACTCGCCTTCCGGGTGTTAGCTTGGCCCACTGACTGCCAGCAGGCATGATAGATTGCTGTATTCGGTTTGCATATATAGGCGTAGCTATAATTGCAGTAGAATCATAAATATGAGTATTCTTTTTCTGTCCGGGGCTATGCTTTGTAAAAGTCTCTCTCTGCGGAACAGCATACTCATAGCACTCACGCATGTGCGAGTACCAAGATGTCATCTTACGCTTCTTGGCTTTATCAAACCTTTTTAACACAGCCTTAGCACTCATCCTAGAGTTTCCTTGTTGCCCTGATTTTCACCATCCATGACACCAAGAGCGGAGCCTCTTAATAAAGATGAACGCGAACCAGACATTCTTCTTTTCGCTCTCGCTTCTCTTTCAGCTATCTCTGACTTCTGTTGATGACCTCGTTCCAAAGTCTGTTTCTCCGCCTCAAGCTGCTCTTGAGTTGGCTTGAAAGGCTCAGGCGACTTAGGGCCACCACCAAATAATCCACCCATTTTATAACCCTCTATATCTAGTTGATTTGCCTTCTAATGCGGCCATTAGTGATGCTGACCTGCCAGTACCTATTTTCCGCCCAGCCCTGACTTTTTGCGATACTACGCCTGAAATGTTTTTCTCGCTTTGCTCTCTCAAGTCAATTTCTTTTGACTGCTTTCGCATCTCTACATTACGCATCAGTGAATCTCTTACGTCACCATAGTAACTAATGCTTTTTCCGCCTAATTTAGAAACAGTCCTAGTTTTGCGCGTGTATTCTTCTTTATTTATGCCGTAAACTTTGTCTTGTTTTTGCATTTGCGCGCCGGTTTGTTTAGTGTTATATGCTACTTTTTCGTACTCTTCTGCGCGCCTTTCTTTTTTACTTTTTGACCTAGCGTACATACCCATTACTGTTTCTCCAATTTATTATATAACTGGTAAGGCGTTAAGCACCAAAAAGACCTATCCCCGATAAATGCTTTCGCTGTCTCAACACAATTAAGCAGGCCTATATATCTACGGGTTTTATACACATCAACCATAGCCTTGCCTTTAATGATGGTTTCCCCTTCTAACGGTTTATATTCCATTTTATCAGAGAAACAAGTAACCTCATTATATGACATTCTTGGATCAATTAAAACAATATAGCCTTTTTTATGAATAAGTATCTTGACATGGGCAAAATCTTTCTTTAGGAACTTGTTTAACCAGACAAGTCTATTAGCCTTACTAAATATAAGCGTATAGGTTACTTCTTCCTTGCCTATATTTTCTGGTTTAATCAGACTCTTTTGACTTCTTCGATACAACAAGTTTGCCTTCCTTTATCTCGCCAACATAGCCGGGTATAGCTTTTTGCACTTTCTCTGCCAATAATCTTTTTGCCACTGTTTCTGGCATATTGTTTTTTAACTCAAAAGTCATTGGCTCCAACCAAGTGATGACACAGTCCATAGATTGCTTTGCAAACAGTGAGTTTACTACGCTAGCCAATGCTAATTGTTGCACTCCTAGCTTGCCGATATTACATTTGAATTGCATATTTTTCCCCTTAGAAAACAGACCAATCTGATATTTTAATTGGTTTTGAAAAGTTATTGTTTGTTGTTGTAATGGCTTTTCTTCCTTCACCGCCAGCCATTAAAGCGTATTCAGCCGCTTCACAAATATGTGAATATTGGTTTTTATCTGGCTCGTCACTGTATCTTGCGTCACCTGCCACTTGTATTCTTCTGTAGCAGAAACCGCCCATTAGGCCTTTGCGCAGGTTTTTAGCTTTAGGTGATATCATAAACGCAGGCTTGCCATCCATACATAGTCGCTTCATTGGATCTATAATAGCTGCACGTCTAACTGCCGGTTTGTTTGTGTTTGTCGGAAATACACAGTTAATGCCATGCTTGCGCAGGATTGAAAAGGCAACATCGTCTGTAGCTTGCCCCCTGTTCATACCTGACGGATCTCCACCACCCCTTGCAAACTTGAAGTTGGGATACTCTCTATCGAGATACCTTTTTAGCTCTGGAGCAAAAGATGTCGCAGACATGTCTTCTGTAACAAACTCATCTACAGCCACCCATCTACCCATCACAGGCACGAACTGAAATATCGCGCAAGCAGGTGTTCTACCAAAGTCAATACCAAGCGTTAATGGTAACGACTGGTCAGGCTCGTAAACATCAGCTAAGCAATGCGTACTGTCAACATATTCAGGATAAACAGGCTTGCCGTCCATGACAAAACCATATTCATTTGCAAGGTTTACCTTAATCCATTCAAAGTCCTTACCTTCCATACCTCTGACGTAATAGCCTTCAGGTAAATTATGCACGTTTTCTGCGTCAAGGTTTTCCTTGAACTTTTCACCTTCTCTGATCAAGCCGCCCGGTTGATGAAAGAACTCCCATCCTTTGGGCTTTGTTATCTCCGATAGCTTATAAATCCAGTGATCTTCATCTGGCGAGTTATAATCACCAATCATGCCATGCCAAGTGCAATCAATACCACCGGCGGCCTTCGACGGATAACGACCGTGACGTAAATCAGCCATGTCTATAATTGACTTTGGAAGCTCTTTGGCCTCGTTTAGCCAAAAGCCTGTGACCTGTGTACCCCTTAATTTCTTGACACTATCTTCCCTGTCTAGTGCTAAAAATATAATTTCAGAGTTTACTATTGTGCCGTCATCTAGCTCGAACTCAAGGTTTTGGTGTGGCGGCTCAACACCGCCCTGCGTGTAATGACCTAAGTCCCTATACAGCTCTAACCAGTCCTTTATCGTTGTATTGGCTAAGTCGGGAAATGTGTTACGGATAGCAACAAACCTAGATGGCCGTATACCTTCCTGATTAGGCTGCTGGTTGCACATAAACGCAAAGATTTTCTGACAAGACTCCATTGTTTTGCCTGAGCCTAACGGCCCTCTAATCATCTGTACGCGAGCAGTCGAATACCTATAGTCGGCTAATATCTTGCCTTGCGGCTTCGTTTCTATCTGTATCGTTGGTTGTTCGCTCATCTGTTATCTCCCCGTTAATAACACTTGCACTAAGAGCAGGTTTGCCACCTAAGTCTATTGTTTTAACTTTAGGCATTGTTGTATGCTTAACTTCCATAGCCTTTAGTTTGGGCTCTGTGTATTGTGCAATTTTTTCCCACGAATCGATTGCTTGTTTAAGAGCAATAAACAGCGTTTCTACACTTGTATCTTCAGGTAAGTTTTCAAGCAAAGACTGCATCTGATGTGCGTTTTTAGCCATCTGCATTATAGGATGAAATTGCTCTCCATACTCATCTTGC